CAGCAGCTTTCAAACAATTATCAGCATCTCAGATGAATAACCCACAGTTTTTAGCAGGATTGGGTAGCTTAAAGATAAATATAATTTAGAATGTTAATAAGTGCACGTAATAATCAGTTTCTTTTCAATCTCCCAAGGGACTTTATACCTAAATACATTGCTGATAAGTATAGGCCCTATTTGAATAAGATGCCAGGAAATATGATAACTGAACCCATAGACTTTTTGAACTATGGAATACAGTCACTCAACTTACCTGGGCCTTCGTTTCAACCTGTTGAACAGACGGACTATCCTGGTAATGTTAAAAAATGGAGAAGTAGTTTACCACTTTCTACTACACGGGATCCCAAAGAGTGTACCATTACTATGCAAGCATTTGATGGTTATATTAATTATTGGATGGCGGTAGAAATCTTTGATCATTACTACGCATTAGATGGAAAGACACCTTATGTACCTGAGGGAGTTGGGATTCAAATCATGGATTCTGAAGGGAACATCTTTGTGACTGCAAGAATGCATAGAATGCTACTCTCTGGTCTTACTGCATTAGACTTAAATTTTTCTAGTAACACTGTAGAATTTCAAACATTTGATATGACCTTTGTTTACAATGATCTTGAAATCGTTGTTAACTTGGACTGATAAATATAAAAACAAACCTAGAATGGAAACTTTTTTAGAACACTTAATGGAAAATGCTGATAATAAACTATTTGAGCAAAACATGATAGAGTCTGAAGATTGGACAGAAGAACAGGAAAGGATAGTAGATGAAGCCGTTGATAAATTAGTCTTGGATCACCATGATGGTAAAGATTTAGAAGAGACTATGAACCAACTCATCGAGGAGGGTTTTTTAGGTTCTATACTAGGTGGTCTTACCGGTTTTGCTTTAGGAAAATCTGCAGGCAAAATGATTGCTAAAGTTTTAGGTATTAGCAAAGGTGTATTGTATGACATGTTAACAAGTCGTTTGGTAGGAGCTGCACTCGGTGCCGCCCTTGGTAAACGCATTTAATTTATGACACATATTGGAATTGATTTTTCTCTTAACAGCCCAGGAGTCTGTATCTTAGACGAGAATGGGTATCACTTCATATCTTTTTTTAATTACGGGGGAAGAGCTCCTAATAAGAAAATTCTTAAAGCTTTCGAATTACACTTTGAATTAGATGAGGACGATACTATTATTTCTCTCATGTACAATAGATGTGTTAAGAGTAAAGAATTTTTGAAAAGAGAACGTGAAAAAATGAGAGATGCCACTTTGCTCTCTGATCTTATTTGCGGAAATATAAGGCAGTGGGGGTACAATACGAAAGTTTACTTAGAAGGTTTTTCTTATGGGTCCAAAGGTAACTCCTTCATAGACATTATTCAGTACAATTCTTTTTTAAGAAAAGGCTTAATGAACCTGTGGGGTAAGGATAAAATTTCTGTTTATCAGCCTTCACAAGTTAAGAAGACTGCTGGGAAAGGAAATGGTAATAAACACTTTATGATGAAAGCCTTTCAAGAGAATGTCTTAGCAGACAAATTATTAGAAAAAACTAAATTATGGAAATATGTTCAAGGAAAGGACTATTCAGAAAAAATACCAAAACCTCTTGACGATCTTGTAGATGCTTACTTCATTGTTCAGACTGGAATCCTACAACCAAATTAAATATATTTCTTTCGGGTTTTTAGTTAAATTTTATATTGGTGCTTGAGAGATTTGTTTCAGATTCATGAAAAAAAATTTTAAAAATATTAAAGCAATAGGAGAAAGGGTATTTTTGATAAAAGATATCGTTTCTGAATCTCTAGGAGGTATCTTACTTTTGACCAATGAAGAGGTCAATCTACCTCCTTATACAGGTACCATTTTAGCAGTAGGCAATAAAGTAGAGGACGAAGATTACAAACCTGGTGTGAGGGTGCTCTTTCATGATTTAGCAGGGTTTGAGTTTGAATATGAAGGCCAAAAAATTTACAATATTAGAGAACGTGACATTGTAGCAATCATTGAAAAAAATGTTACAATAGAGTGAAACAAACTGTCTTTGTGAATATATAATAAACAAAGGAACTAATATTAGTACCTTTGCTAAAAGGCATTAACATAGGCAAGTAAATTGGCAGTTTTAAAGGCAATTCAATTATGGCTTCGCTATGTGTTAATCTAAAAATTAATAACATAAATAAAGGCAATATTATGGCAAATGAATTCGACATTTTTAACGTAAGTGTAAATGATTTAGACACTGGAGAAGCTCCTTCAAAAGGCAGCGATTTATACACTCCTAAACCAGATCAAGGACAAGACGGTGTTTACCGCTCTTTAATTAGGTTCTTACCGAACCCAACAAATCCCAGAAAACCTTTTATCAGAAAGTTCGTTTATTGGTTAGAAGACCGAGACGGAAATGGCTTTTATGCTGACTCACCCTCAACAGTAGGTGATAAATGTCCGGTACAGGATATGTTCTTCAAGTTGAGAAATTCAGAATCAGCAGTTGATAAAAAGATGTCTGAGTCTTTAAAGAGAAGAGAGAACTTTTATGCTCTTGTTCAAATTGTAAAAGATCCACAAAATCGAGATTTAGAAGGACAGATCAAGGTTTACAAATTCGGGTGGAAAATTAAGACAAAAATTGAAGAGGAATTGAATCCACAATTCGATGAGCCTACTCAAGTGTTTGATCCTTTTGAAGGAAAGAACTTTGAATTGGTAATATCTAAAAAGGGAGGATTTCCAAATTACGATTCTTCTAAGTTCCAAGGTACCAAAAGTGCTATGGTTTTAGAAGGTGAGGCTGTTACTAACACAGACGAATCACGTAAAGCAATTTTGGCATATCTTAAAGATGCACCGGATCTAAGTAACTTTGAATACTCTGCTTGGAATGATGAGATTAGAGGCAAAGTACTTAATGTACTTTCTCAGTTTACATCTCCAGGTAATTCTATCGAAGTTGTAACCCAACCGACTGTTAATGAAACAGTAGCAGAAGCACCAAAGGCAGAAAAGAAAGAAGAACCTAAAGTGGAAGCAGTGGCAGCTGAATCTAATGATAATCTTGACGATTTTATTGCAGGTTTAGACCTATAAGATAATGACGGAAGAGGTTTCAATATCTTCAGATTTGAGGACCCGAATTATCGAAAAGATAGCTCGGGTCCTTTATCGTAATCACAGTCACCCAGAAAAAAGACAGTACTTAGAAAGTAGAGGAAGACTTAATTTTGCATGTCCTTACTGTGGTGATTCAACTGTTGTACAACGAAAGAAGAGAGGTAACCTTTATTGGAACGATCTGTACTTTCACTGTTACAACTGTAGTGAACATAAATCACTTGATAACTTTCTTATAGATTTTGAAGAAAACTTTGAGGGTGATGAGAGAATTAATGTTCTTAACTACATTAAAGAAAACAGAGCCCACTTTAGCTTAGGGGAGAGTTTAGATTTTTACTTATTTGAAAAGATAAGTGAATTATCATTATCATTTGATGAACTGTGTAAAGGGTTTAATATCTATCCTATTAATGAGTTGACCTATCGTGCTTATCCTTACCTAAAGAGTAGGTTACTTCACCATAAGTTAGAACATTTTGGATTTGATCCTAAGAGGAAAGAACTTTATGTTTTTAACTTAGATGCTAAAGGAAAGATAGTAGGATTTCAAACAAGAGACTTAGAAGGTAAGGGTCCTAAGTATAAGACATGGAATCTTCAAAGAATTTATGAGAGGCTTGGACTATACTTAAATTTACCTGATGAAGAGGTTGATGCTATAAATAAAATTTCAATGTTATTTGGTATTTTAAGGGTAGACTTAGGCAGAGATTTTACAATCTTTGAAGGACCCATAGATGCAATGTTTATGAGGAATTCTATAGGCCTAACTGGAGTTAAAAAGAAGATAGTTGATTTTGATGAAATACCTACTGCTCGTTACATGTTAGATAATGATAGAGAAGGTAAGTCAAAAATGATAGAAAAAATAAAGAATGGGCAAAAGATATTTCTGTGGAGCAAATTCTTAGAAGAGCATCACATAAAAGGCAAAAAGATAAAAGATCTTAATGATCTTATTAAATTTGAGTATAAAGAAAGAATAGGTTGTTTGGATGGGATTGATAATTATTTTAGTAATGATCCGATGGATATAGTTTTCTTATGATAAAAACATTTGTAGAATTTGTGAATGAAGCTGAAGAATTAGAAGGATTCTTTGATGACTTAAAGGACAGTGAAAAGAAACTTAAGCTGATCCCAAAATTCAAGAGTGACATTAAAGATGCAGAAGTTACTACATCCTTTGATATGGGAAAGCCCATCAAAAAATTTAAACCAAAGATTACAGTAATGACAAAGAAGAAAGATAAAGGAATGTTTTAATGTTTGATGATACTAAAATAAAAGAAGCCAACATCTTGTTGGAAGAGAGATTAGTTCAAGATCGGATTGAATGGAAGGATAAGATAAAAGACCTCATACATCAAAGTAAAAATTACAATGAATTAGCCGAGTGTCAAGTCTTTATGTTATCTTACCGACAAATTCTATTGGACAAGCTTGGTGAGTTCAAATCTACAATA